TGCGAACTAAAATGTCATCATTAGAGTATTCACAGTGGGCTACATTTTATTATGTAGAACAACAAGAGAGAGATAAACAACGAGCTATGGCAGAAGCAGAAGCTAAGAAAAAGAGAATGAAGTAATGGGTAGTTCAAATATCCTTATCAAACTCGTATTAGAAGGTTTTAACAAAGCTAAAGCCCAAATGAACAATTTGGGTAAACAAACTGATTCTTCAGGTGGTAAGTTAAGTAAGTTTGGTACAGTTGCCAAGATTGGTGCAGTTGCCGTTGGTACAGTTCTTGTAAAAGCATTATCAGAAGCTACAAGACAATTCATAGACTTTGAAGATAAACTTAACCAATCTCTTGCAATTATGCAGACAACTGAAGAACAACAGTTGGCTATGGCAAGAGCTTCTCGTCAAGTTGCAATAGAATCTCGTATATCAGCTAGTGAATCAGCAGAAGCATTCTTCTTCTTAGCGTCTGCAGGTTTGGACGCTGAACAATCTATCTCTGCACTTCCACAAGTTACCAAGTTTGCTCAAGCAGGTATGTTTGATATGGCACTTGCTACTGACTTGGCTACTGACTCTCAATCTGCATTAGGTCTTACAGTTAAAGACGCAGAACAAAACTTAACAAATCTTACAAGAGTTACTGATGTCTTGGTAAAAGCTAACACATTAGCAAACGCTTCTGTGCAACAGTTTGCAGAAGCACTTACAACAAAGTCAGGCTCGGCATTAAAGGTTACAAATAAATCAATAGAAGAAGGTGTTGCCGTTCTCTCAGCTTTTGCAGACAGGGGTGTTAAAGGTGCTGAAGCAGGAGAGAAACTTAATCAGTTACTTAGAGATACAACAAGAGCAGTAGGTAAGAACTCAGAAGTATTTAAGAAATTCAATATTGATATTGTTGATAATGAAGGAAACTTAAAGAATTTAGCAGATGTTATTGATGAACTTGACGGTGGTATGAAGGGTCTATCAGACCAACAAAAAGCAGTTTTATTAGACCAATTAGGACTTAATCGTGGTGTTGCAGACGCAGTAAAAATCTTATCAGGTGCAGGAGACCAAATAAGAGAGTATCAAGACGCTCTTATGGGTGCAGGTGGCACTACTCAAGAAGTTGCAGACAAACAAGTTCTCTCATTACAAGGACAGATAGATATTCTTGGCTCTAAGTTTTCGGAGATTGGTTTATTAATAGTTGATAAGTTAGCACCTGCTCTTGAATCTACTATTGGATTTTTTGATAAATTAGCTCAAGGAATAATAAATGTTCTTGACCCACAATCAGACTTAAATAAGCGTATTGCAGAAGGTAATAAAATTTTAGAAGAACAAGGTTTATTACTTGGTATGGGTGGTATGACATATCAAAAATACAGTAGTGCTATTGACGAAACAGAATCAAGTAATCAACATCTAATTGATTCTCATAAAGAATTTGCAGAAGCTATGAGAATGCAAGAACTTATACAAAAAGATTTAATTAACAATACACACGAGTTAGATAGAGAAACAAGTAGTTATAACGACACCAAAAAAGAATCTATTGAACTCACAGAAGAAGAATTAGAAGCAGAAAAGAAACTCGCAAGAGATAGAGCAACTGCAGGATTAGACGCACTAAGAAGTCTTAATGACGCTTACCAAAACCTTAGAGATATAGAACAAGATAGGTTAGACCTAGTAGATAAAGAAGCTAAGGCACTTACAAAACTTAACAAAGCTAATGAAAAACTTGAACAAGCAAATGAAAAAGTTAACAAAGCTAAAGAAGAATTTGAAAAAGTATCAGGTCTTGGTGCAAAAGTTACTAATGAAGAAGCCTTAGCTATTGCAAGGCAAAAAGAAGAAATAAGAAAACTAGAAGAAGCTGAAAATAAATCTGAAATACAAAAACTCCAACTTGCAGTAGCAAGAGAGAAATTAATAGAACTTGAAGAACAATCTATTGCAATATCAAGAGAAGAAGAAGAAGCACTTAGAAATATAGAACGAGCAGAAGCAGATGTTATTACACAAACTGAGAGACTACAAGAAGCTCAACAGAACTATCAAAAAGCACAAGAAGATTTAGCTAAAGCTACTGCAGACTCAACAGAAAACATTTTAGAAATGGCATTAGCAAAAGCAGAGTTAGATTCTGCATTAGAAGATTTAAAGTCAGCAGAGAAGTTTAAAGACGGTATTAATGAGATAGTTAGATTAATTGGTGGAGACTTAGACACTCTTACTAATCAATTCCAAGCATTATTTAACCTTGCAGGTAGAGAAATCGGCACAGATTCTTTACCACCTGTTACTAATAAGATTATTGATGATTTAGAGACAGTTGCAGAAGAATCTAAACCACCAACAGAAAAAGGTAAAGGTCGTAAGTTTGGAATACTTGGAGAAGCCGAACAACAATTTGTATCTGACTTTGCAGAGAGAACAGGTGGTAGAGTTGGCACAGGTGGTGGTGGAACAGTAATTACAGTTAATACAGGTAGTTTACTTGGTACAAGTGATGAAGTACAACTTGCAGTTTCTGAAGCTCTTAGACAAGCTCAGCGTAAAGGGATAACAGTAGTTACATAATGAGTGCTAACTTTGACTCCAATGTATCACTAACACTTGAAATAGGTTTTGATTCAGAGCCATTTGATGAAACACAATCTTTTACAGATATAACTTCTTACCTTAGAGCATTTACTACTAGGCGTGGTAGAGCTAATGAGCTTGGCGAGTTTGTTTCAGGAACAATGAGCTTTTCAGTATCTAACGCAGACAATAGATTTAATCCTAATAATACTTCTAGTCCTTATTATGATTCTGCAAATGCTAGAACAAAGATACAACCACTCAAAAGAGTTAGAATGTCTGCTACTTATGATTCAACTACTTATAGAATCTTTGAAGGTTTCTTACAATCTATTCCTGTTAAATTCATATCAGAAGGTGCTGATTCTATTGTTACCTTTACTTGTGTGGACGCATTTAAGATATTTCAATCTTTTCAATTAGACGGTGTTGGTTGGAGATTAGGTCTTGCAGGATTCTCTGAACTTGGACAATCTACTTCACTTGGTTATGAAGATGAACAAGAGTTAAGCTCAGCAAGAATATCTAGGATATTAGATACAATACAGTTTCCTTCTAACAGACGAGATATATTAACAGGAACTAAAGAAGTTATATCACAACCTATAACAACAAATGTTCTTACAGGTCTTAGAGAATGTGAAACTGCTGAGAATGGACAATTCTTTATAGCAAAAGACGGTAAAGCTACATTTAGAAATAGAGATTATAAACTATCTAATGCTAAAGCTACTACAGTTCAAGGAGTATTTAGTAATGACGGTACGAACTTACCATATACTAATGTATCTACTTCTTTTGATGACAATGAGATAATAAATGTTTATGAATGGCAAAGAAGTGGTGGCACTATACAGTACAAAGCTGACGCTGATTCAATACTTAGATACAGAGCAAAAGAGTCTAATAAAACAACAATAAATATTTCAGACGGAGATGTTTTGTCTATAATTGAACAGAAGTTAGCAGAGACATCTTTACCAATTCTTAGAATTGATGAATTAAGTTGTAATCCTAGAGAAAATACATCTCTTTGGGAACAAGTTTTAGGTAGAGAGTTCGGAGACAGAATATCTGTTAAGATAGTCAATGTGGACGGCAGTAGCTTTACAGATGAGCTATGGATTGAATCTATAACTCATAATGTTAATGCTTCAAACCAAAGTTGGTCTTGGACGGCAACATTAAGCCCTGCAGGAAGCTCGGCTTGGGTATTAGGACAAGCTAAACTTGGAGAAGGAACTAGGTTAGTATATGCTTAGTAAAAAGGAGATTTTATAAATGGCAGGATTTAAAGTATGGACTACAGGAGACTTGGTTAATGCTTCTGATTTTAACAACTACTTACAAGAACAAGTTATTATGCGTTTTGCTGATTCAACTGCAAGAGATTCACAAGTATCTAGTCCTGAAGAAGGTATGTTCTGTTTCTTACAAGACACGAATGTTTTACAATTTTATAACGGAAGCTCTTGGGTCAATTTTATTGGCGAAGGAGACATAAGTGGTGTAACTGCAGGTGCAGGTTTATCAGGTGGAGGCACTAGCGGTGCAGTATCACTAGCATTAGATATTAATGGGCAATCCTCTACTACTGTTGCTTCTTCTGATGAAATTATTTTTGGCGATGTATCTGATTCAAACAATTTTAAAAAGACTACTGCTCAATCTATTGCAGATTTAGCCTCTGTAACTTCTCTGATTACAAATGTAACTGTGAAGGTTGCAGATGACGGCTCAGGAAGTCAGAATGTTTTTTATATGTTGAGTGGCTCAGATACAGGTGCAGGTACAAGAAGTCCTGTGCTAGATGTTTACTTTGGTATGAAGGTAAGATTTGATACAAGTGATAGTTCTTTGTCAGGTCATAACTTTAAATTTTCAACAACTGCTGACGGCTCACACGGTGGGGGGTCTGAATTTACAACAAATGTTACTACAAATGGTACTGCAGGTAGCTCAGGTGCTTATACACAATTAGAAATTACACCTGAAACATTAGGAATTGCAGGTGCAACACCAACTCTTTATTATTATTGTTCTAATCATAGTGGTATGGGTGGTAGTGGTTACTTATCATTGTCTCCAAGAACTGACTATGCAGACATAGGATTAGTAATAGCGTTAGGATAAGGAAGGAAATATGGCGAATACTTTTAAAAATGGTTATTTAGATGTAACTAGCTCGGCACAAACAATCTATACAAATTCTTCAGGTGGTACTGCAATAGTATTAACTTTAAGAATTACAAATGTGGACGGAACTGCTGATGATACGATTACTGCTGATGTCGTGGACGGAACAAGTGGTAATTCAAGAATTGCTTATACAATGACAGTACCTGCTGATAGCTCTTTAGAGTTAGCAGGAACTTCTAAACTTGTATTAGAAAATGGCGATAGCATACAATTAACAGGTGGTGCTTCATCAGGCGACCTAGAAGCGTTTATATCATATCTTGAAATAACCTAGTTAGGATTTTTTTATGGCTAAGTATGGTTATTCAGGTAAATTACCTACAGAAAGCAGTACATCTAACTCAGGAGTTTTTTCCGTTAATGATGTTGTAACTTTAATTAAAAAAGGTAAATGGGCATTACAAGGTGTTGATGTATCTTATTTAGTTATTGCAGGCGGTGGTGGTGGCTCTACTTCAAGCTCATCGGGAAATCGTGGTGGCGGTGGCGGTGGTGCAGGTGGCTATCGTAATTCGTATGCTACTGAAACATCAGGTGGGAACTCATCAACTGAAAGTACATTTTTTGCATTACCTAATACTGCTTATTCTGTAACCATTGGTGGTGGCGGAACTGCACAAAGCGGTCAATACTTATTAGAGGGTGGTAAAGGTAACAATAGTTCTTTTGCAACAATTACATCTGAAGGTGGCGGTGGTTGTGAAACTAATTTTAATGGACCAAAAAATGGTGGCTCAGGTGCAGGTGGTATGCACAATACTTTGTCGGGTGGTACAGGTATAGCAGGTCAAGGACATAACGGTGGTACAGGTAATAATTCTAGTGGTTGGTCAGGTGGAGCAGGCGGGGGAGCAGGCGGAGTTGGTCCAAATGGTATATATTTTCAAGGCTCAGTAGCTAAAAGTGGTGGAGCAGGTTTATCATCATCAATTACAGGCTCAGCAGTAACAAGAAGTGTTGGTGGGCGACAGGGTAAAGGTGGTGCGTCAAGTGGAAGTGCTAATACAGGTCAAGGTGGAGACGGTAGTGGTAGTAACGCACAAGCAGGTTATGGTGGTAGTGGTGTTGTAATCTTACGATATCCAAATACTTTTAATGCAACTACTTCAGGCTTGACAACAGGTGGAGAACAAACAGACGGAAACGATAAATATTTAGTTATAACCGCAGGTATTAGTGGAACAATAACTTGGAGTCCTGCATAATGGCACATTACTCTTTTTTAGATGAAAATAACATAGTCGTAGAAGTATTAGTTGGTATTGATGAAAATGACACATCTGAATTACCTGAAGGATATGATAGTTGGGAGAGTTATTACAGTTTTATTAAAGGTGCTACTTGTAAAAGAACATCATACAACACAATTAATAATGAACATTTACTAGGTGGTGTTGCATTTAGGGGTAATTATGCAGGTGTTGGTAGCATATATGATGAAGCTAATGATGTATTTTATAGACCACAACCTTATGAAAGTTGGGTATTAGATGAAACTACTTGGACTTGGCAAGCACCTATTGATTATCCTGCTGACGCAGACGGCAATATAGGATATATTTGGAACGAAGAAACACAAAGTTGGGATTTAGTAAATGAGTAAAACTAACGAATACGGATATATACCTGAAAGTCCTACACAATCAGCAGGAAGTAACACAGGAATTTTTGAGAGTAATGATATTATTAATTTACTTGCAGATAATAAGTGGACATTACAAGAAGCACCTGCATTAAATCTTATACAACATCAAACTGCTAGCTCTGTTACTTCAGTTGATTTTACAAGCATACAGGGTAGTAGTTATAACTATCACTTACTAACTTGGACAGATATTGACACAGGTATTCGAGATAATGCAAACTTTTGGAATATAAGAGTTAAGGTCGGTGGTACTAATCAAGGTAGTGGTTATTATTCAACAGGACAATCAGTAACTTGGGGTAGTAATTCAGGACAAAGTTATAAAGAAAGATATTTTCACATTGGACAAACAAGTTTAGTTCGTTTAGGTCAAGTTCAAAGGGGTTACGGAGATAATGTCAGCTCAGTAGATAGCTCTGCTAATGGTTGGGCTTTGATTTCTTTTGCTCATAATTCTAATTATTGGACAACAATTCACAGTCAAACAATAGGACAAAGTTATGCTAGTGGCTCTAGTCCATATCGTGGTGCAGGGTTTTATCAAAGTAATAGCACAGTTGACGGTTTTAGTATTTATATGAGTGGATATACTTTTAGTGGGCAACTAGCTTTATATGGGATAACAAAATAATGGCAGGTAAATTTACAAAAATAAAGGCGTTAAGTGGCAGTGATGTTGCAAGTTTAGATTTAACTAACTGTTTTAATGAAAGATATAATATGTATGAAGTTATAACAACAATTAAAAAAGCTAGTGGTAGTTCAGCAACAAATTGTAGTCAGAGATTTTTAGATAGTTCAGGAAGTGTTATAACTGCAAGTGAATATAACATTGGTTATTGGCGTGTAGACCAATACAACGCAGTAGAATACGCGACAAATCATACAACAATGAATACAAGCACTTTTAATGGCGATAGTGTTGTAAGTATTAGACAAAGTGTAACTAATCCTTACGACACAGATAGATATACTACAGGTTATTCAAGTAGATATATGGACTTAGCAAGCCCACGAGAGAGAGTATTTTATGGATTAGTAGGTCTTAAAAATGTACAAAGAATTACAGGCATACAAACTTATAGTTCTACAGGCAATTTAGAAATAGATATGGCAGTATATGGTATTGCAGAAAGTTAGATTATGGCAGGAGAATTAAATTTAGTTTCAAGCACAACAGTTACTTCAAGCGTAGCAAGTGTTGAACTTACAGGGATTGACACTACATACGATATTTACAAATTAGTAATTACTAATGCTAGAGCAGTTAATGTAGCAGGTGCAGGTTGGAGACTTCGTTGGCTTGTCAGTGGAAGTGCTGAAACAGGCAACAACCATTTTACACAATTAATGTATCACTATGGTGCGTCTGATTTTACTTGGAGTGGTATAGCTACCGATTATAGATATTCGGGTAATAATCAAATGTATATTGGTGTTGGTGGTGCAGATACAGGCGAGTGTTATAATGCAAACATTAATTTATATAAAGCATACGATAGCGATAGTGAAGGTAGATTTGATTGTGAAAGTTCAGGAACAGACGCTAGTGGTAACTTAATAGCTTGTAAGGGTGGTGGCTATCGTAAATCAAAACAGTCTTATAATGGTGTTCACATATATTGTGACGGCTACAACATAGCTAGTGGATTTTTCGGTTTATATGGATATAATTACAGTTAGGAGAAATGTATGGCAACTTTAGAAGAAATTAAAACAGAAGTTAGAGCAGAAGTAGAAGCTGAAAAACCTTTAAACAAATCGGTTGACGGTGTTGTATCAGAATTAACTGATGATGATTACGAACAAATTATAACTGATAGGGCTAATGAAAAGTATGAACAACAACAAAATGGTTGGATTGAAGATAGAATAGAAGCGTATGGCTCAATAGCAGACCAATTAGATATGCAATATTGGGATTCTGTAAATGGTACAACCACTTGGACAGACCATATAGCTCAAGTAAAAGCTGATAATCCAAAACCTGAATAATGGTTAGACGCAGATTTCGTAAAGAACTTCACGAATGGACTTACGAAGTTACTTACAATGGTAAGGTAAAGAGATATGAAACTTGATGTAGTAAGAACTCAATTTGGCAAAGACGCTACTAATGGAATGTTGTTTATTGACGGTGTTTTTGAATGTTTTACCTTAGAAGATGAAGTGAGAGATGTAAAAGTTCATTCTGAAACTGCTGTACCTTTAGGAGAATACGAGATAAAACTAAGAACTGAAGGTGGTTTTCATTCTAAATATACTGCTAGATATGGTGCTATGCACAAAGGTATGTTATGGCTACAAGATGTTCCTAATTTTAAGTGGATTTTAATTCACACGGGTAATCAGGATTCTCACACGGCAGGTTGTTTGCTAGTTGGCGAGACACAACAAGATTTAGACAAAGGCAAAGACGGGTTTATTGGTGGCTCAGGAGACGCTTACAAAAAGATGTACCCTAAAGTTGCCAATGCTTTACTTAATGGAGAAAAAGTAACAATCAAATATTCAAATATAAATCTAGGGACAGAGATTTCTAACAAACAAAGCCCTGACATGATTAGCCCTTCAATGCTCAAAGAAGATATATCTGAGATTAAGGGAATGATGAGACAACTTATTGCTAAACTAGAAGGCAGAAACATACTCTAACCAAAGGATAACTTGCATTTAATATGTCATATATGCAACCAACCCACCAAACTTTATAAAGTTGGATTTAAGTGTGTTACAAAAAAATGCACAATGTATGGTAAGGTATTGATTAGCAACCCAATTAAGAAGGAAGAAGAATAGTGAAAAATAAAGAATATTGGAAATTTATTATTACTAAAGCGTTCCGTACAGGGTTGCAATCAGCAATATCTTTGTACTTAGCACAATCTTCAGGAATCATAGACGCAAACCTTATAGAGTTACTCGGTGTTGCTTTTATGAGTTCTGCATTAAGTGTTATTCAAAACGGCTTAGAACAATATAAACCAAAGCAAACATTTGATAATAAATAAAGGGTGCTTAACCTAAAGAAGTTTTTGTGTATAGCTTCTGTATGCTTTATAGCAGTTCCAATACCTGTTTTTGCATATCATACAGAGACACAAACGCCTTATGATATAACCAATGTACTAAACAGTAATGACGGAAGTATTACAGTTAGTTGGCAAGAATCTGACGGATTAGAAGATAACCAACCTGAATATTACATTGTCTATATTGGCTTGAGTGAAACTGCTGATGATGTTTCAGAACAAACTACATTTGGTTTTACACAAGCATTATCTTGGCAAAGCTATACATTTACTGCTCAGTATTTATATGATGAACTAGCAGTAGATAATCAAAAGATTTATGCAAAAGTAAAAGCATTCCACGATACAAATGGAACAACAAGTGATTTTACACCTGTGGAATCTGTAATGTATGACTTTGTTTATACACCTGCTTCCACAACATCTAGTTCAACAACATCAAGTACTACTACAACTTCATCAACAACAACTGTACCTGATACGACTACAACTTCTTCTACAACAACTTCTAGCACAACTTCTAGTACTACAACTTCTAGTACGACAACTACTACAACTACTACGCTTCCACCACCACCTACAACTATCCCACCTGAAGAAATAATTGTAGATGTAAAAGTTGAAGGTGTTGATAAAACTTACACCCAAGCAGATGTCAATGACGGAACTATAGATAGAGATATAGAGAGAGTAGCTAACGAAGAAAAGTATGGTTGCTATATGACTGACGCACAGATAGAGCGTGGGGATTGTGATATATTGGAAGAAGATGAAAAACCAAATACCAAAACAGAGCTTCCTGATGATGATGATGTGGTACTTGAAGTGGAGTCTGATGATGAAATTAAAGATATTGAAGATGAAGTTGTTGAAGAAATTGTCGAAGAAGAAATTAAAATTGATGTTAAAGAACTTGAAGAAGAATTTAAGTTTGAAGAAGAAGAAATTGTTATTGAGATACCTGAAGAAATAATAATTATTATTGAAGAAGATGTAGAAGAAGAAGTTATAGAAGATGAGTTGGACGAAGAAATACTTACAGATGACACCGAATCAGAAGCAGAAATTCAAGAAGAAGATGAACTTGTTATCGAAGAAGAAGTAATTGAAGAAGTAGAATTAACTGAAGAAGAAATACAGGAAGAAGTGAAAGAAGTTGAAGAAAAAATTGAAGCTATACAAGAGACTAATGTTGAAGAACTTGAAACAGAACAAGTTGTGGAAATCATTGAAGAAGTTAATGACGCAGGATTGGAAAATCTTGACGAAGTTAGCGAAGATGTACTTGAAGTTGTAGCAGAAGTAGTAGAACAATCTATAGAAAAAGCTGACGAGCTTACAGAAGAACAACAAGAAGTAGTAGCTGAAGTGCTTGGCTTTACAGAAACAGAAGATGTTGAAGTATTAGCAGAAGCAGTAAAGACAGATAAGACAGTTGCAATAGCAGTAGAAGAATATGTAGAGAGAGCAGTAGAGAACGCTGATGTAGAAAACTACACACTTGCTGACGCACAAACAGAAATAGCTTTTGAATCTTTAGTGGCAGGAGACTTTAGTGTTATTATAGATGTTGATTTAGACGCAATAGATTTAACAAACATATCAAATGATATGACACAAGATACTAAGGAAAAGGCACAAGAAGTCATACTACCAACAGTAATTGTAAATATTGTATCGTTTGTAAGGAGATTTAATTGATAAAGAAATTGTGGTCTTGGTGCGTAGAAGCAGTAAAAGAAACACTTAACCTTGCTTGGACTTTATCAGGTTTGGCAATAGCTACCCTAACTTTGACAGGACAAGCACAAGTAATAACTTTTTATGCAACAGTAATTACCCTAGTTATTTGGTTGATTACAATAAGGTTTAGAAAATAATGTGTATGATTAGAAAAAAAGATGACGGCTCTTTTGTGCAGATATGTAACTGCAAACACGGAAGCTCTCATTGTAAGGAGAACTAATGGCAGATAGTGGAATGACAAACAAAGAGATGTTAATGCTTGTCTTAGAAGGACAAGATAAGATAAATTCTCGCATTGATGAACTACACGAGAAGGTAAATACAAAGATTTCTAGGTCAGAATTAATGGCTACTGCTACCTTTATTGTCATACTTATTGGTGGAATTATCCAATATTCTATGTAAATTAGCCATTTAGAGCCGTTTTAAGACATAGTTTAATCATTTAATACAAAAGACCCTAGAAGCTATTGCTAGTATCTAAGGTCTTTTTTTTATTTATAAATCACAGATTCGTCAATTTATGATTTATAATACTTATTGTGAATAAAGTAAAGAACACAAGTTGTATGTTCTGTGGAAAACATCTTACCACGATTCGTGGTGCTTTGTTTTGCAACGACATAAATTGTTTGAATTTTAAATTAATACAAACAAAACTTGAAGATATAAAAACTTAACAAAGGAGATATATGCCTTCATTAATTATTGAAGGTGTGATTGCTTGTCTCTTAACTTTGCCACCAACGGCAAGTGATATGGACAATTACTTAAATTGCAGGGAACAATATAGAAAAGTAGAAGTTGTACAACAATGGATTCCTATATTGCGAACACACTTTAAACAAGAAGATGTATTACAAGCTAGTCTTATTGTCTTTTGTGAATCATCAGGCAGACCTTTGGTACATAATCACAATACTAATGGCACAATGGACGAAGGACTATTTATGTTTAATGATGTAACTTGGAATTGGTTGCAAGACAAACTTAACTTTACAGGAGATAGGAAAAACCCAATCCTAAATATCAAGATAGCTTCTTGGCTCTTTTATAATGACGGCAGGGGAAAACATTGGTATAGCTCAGAACATTGTTGGAATTATGATTTTTGATACACCATTACTAGATGACATAGACGAGGAGTTGAATGATAAAGAAGTACAACTTTACAGAACAAGACAAGGTAGGGAAGCTCGGAGAGAAGTTAATACTTAAGCATTACAACTCTATTACAGATGAGAGTGGCAATAAGTATCACGCAAGAGCTACAAGAATAGATGAACAATTGCAAGGTGCTGACCTTATGGTGTTCAATCAAAGTCTTAAAACTAATTACATAGAAGTCAAAACAGATACACAGATAGAAGAAACAAAGAACATAGCTTTGGAATATTTAATTGAGCAAGAGAATGGCAACTTACAGATTGGTTGTCAGATGAAAACCTTTGCAGACTTTATGATGTATTGGAGTTACCCAACTAACTTTGTAAGGTATTGGAATCCAACAAAGCTACAACCTTACATTGTTACTTGGATAAGAGATAGTAAATACAAAACAGTAAAAGTAATTAATGAGAATCAACAAGGAGACAAATGGTTTGCACATTGTTTGCTTGTACCAACTTATGAATTTGATAAACTAAAACAAGTAAATAGTTTTTTAGTAAGCCTAAATGTACTGCAAGGAGTTTTAAATGAAGAAGATTGAGTGGCGAGAAGATGAAACCTTTACAGAATACAAGATGAGAAAACACGAAGGTATGCAAGGTATGGGTCAAAAGACAGTAAAGAAAAGAGAAGGTTGGTCTGACAATCAAAAGCGTGGGCTAACTAATAAGAATAAAGGTAGAAGAAAACAAAACCTAGCAAGGAAGAAACTTAGAATACCTGATACAAAGTTTAGAAGCCAAATGGGTAATGAAGAATCTTGGCAAGGAGAAGTCAGAGTAGAAGTCAAAGCAGGTAAGCAAGTACAAACCTTGTGGACTAAATATCAAAAAGCCAAAGAACAATCTGACGCTAATACAAGGATTGGAGATACAAGACCATTTATGTTTGTTGCTATGCCTGACGGAACTTCTAATGGATTAGTTGTAGTAGA